ATGAACCAGTAGCGTGGACATCACAAGATGTTTTGGATGCAGACCATATTATTAAAGCCGTAGTGCGTAGAGAACAAGATGAGCAACATACTATCCCACTCTACACCCATCCAGCAAAGGAATCAAAGGCAAAAGATAGGTTTTCTAATTATGAATCAATCTGCCTTCAATGTGGCACAACAATTTATAAACCAGCGTTTAAGACACTAACAGATGAGGAAATATGGGAATTAGCACATCCTCATGGTGATTTAGCTTGGCAAGATTGCACATTAGAGTTTGCTAGAGCAATACTAAGAAAGGCACAAGAGAAATGAATGTTCCATACAACACAGGCAAGGTCAAAATTGGTAGCAAGTATGTTCCACCGAAGCGAAACTACATGGATGAGGATTCCGAGCTGATTCAAAGCGCCATGCTAGGTCAAACAATGGACTTTAGTAAGCGTGAAGATAGCTTCATGGATGTTGTATGTAAGCTATTAATTCTATTCATTGTTGTTTTACTTTGCTTGCTGATTAACTGGGTTATTGCTAGGACATGATCTACTTTCTTTCTAGCCTAGATACCTATGAGATTGCATGGGCAGCAGCAGATCGATGCAAGTACAAGCGGGATCAGGGCTTGGTCAACTACAAGCGGGTTGATAAGAAGCGGGATAACTACGGCACATCCAGGGAAGGGTTGACTGGCGAGTGGGCAGTCAGCAAATACCTAGACATTCCCGTAAATCTTGAAAATTATTTGGGGGGTGACCCAGGATGGGATTTTGAATATAAGGGATTGAAGGTCGATGTCAAGACAACTAGGGCTAAGTACCTACTGTTCCAATCCCATGCTCATTTCAAAGCCGATGTAGCCATCCTAGTGCGCTATCACCAAGACTTCTTAGTGGAGATCCTAGGCGCTATTACACGGGATGAATTTTTTAAGGTAGCCCAGATTAAAAACCTAGGCTATCACGACAACTATGTTGCAACGCAAGATCAACTAACACCAATTGAGGAATTTAAAAATGCAAGAGAACACCAAGAATCCTAAGATTTTTATAGCTACGCCCATGTATGGCGGGATGTGCGCTGGCTTTTATACCCAGTCAATCATTCAACTTTTGACCACTTGCCAGGCTAATGGCGTGGATGCAGAGTTTAGCTTTATGTTTAATGAAAGCCTAATCACTAGAGCTAGGAATTCATTGACCAGCACATTCCTCAAGACCGACTGCACCCACCTAATGTTTATTGATTCGGATATTAAGTTTCGGGCATCGGATGTAATCCACATGATCCGAGCAGACAAGGACATTATCTGCGGGATCTATCCTAAGAAGGAGATCAACTGGCACTCAGTCAAGGCAGCCATGGATCGGGGTGTACCATTTGACCAGCTCAAAAGCCATACGGGTAGCTTTGTCGTAAACCTGGTGAACTACGCTGGAGAGGTAACTGTACCAGTCAATGAGCCAGTAGAGATATTCAATGGCGGTACAGGATTCATGCTGATTAAGCGTGAGGTCTTTGACAAGCTAGGAGAATCAGTACCAAGCTACTCCAATGATGTAGTGGATCTCTCAGGCAAGATGAAACAATCTGAGCCAATCAAGGAGTTCTTTACGACTTCCATTGAGCCAGGTACAAATCGACTGCTTTCAGAGGATTACCACTTTTGCCGTATCTGGAGAGAATCAGGCGGTCAGGTCTTTGCAGCGCCATGGTGTCAGCTAGCACACATCGGCACATATACATTTGAAGGTCAACTCACACCATCGGCATAACCATGAAAATACATACTGTAGAAGGTAAAGATTTAGAGTTCAATGATGAGAACTTGGTAGCGGTGTACCAAGAGAAATATCGCTTGTACGATAAGTTCTTGCCACACCTGGCTAGTTACCTAGATGGTGCGGTAGTGGATGTCGGTGCAAACTGTGGCGCATTAGCGGTAGCCATGGGCGTGAAGAATCCAGCCCTAGAGTTTGTTTGCATTGAGCCAGAGGATAAGCACCTACTTCACTTGCATAAGAATGTGTTGCAGATTAGCAACAAGGTTCAAGTGGACAAGGCTAAGATCGGTACGCAGTACAAGCTGTTGGATAAAGTTCTTGAGCAGTTTGAAGTCAAGAATATTGGCTTACTCAAGGTGGATGTGGATGGCTATGACTGGGATGTGCTTGATAGCTATTCGTTTACGCAGAAGCCACCCATATACATTGAGGAAGATTTTAAAGAGCCATGGCAATACGAGAAATACTTTGCCATGAACCAGCGCTTATCCAATCTGGGCTACAACAACATCTGGATGTTTGACAACTTTGGTTGCCTAATTGGATTTACAAAGGACTGGGATGTAGTCAATAGTCTTAATGCGTATGTCAATCGCATGAAAGCTGGACAGTCAGCCATTACATTGTGGTACATGGATTTGCTGCTATGCCAAGACCAGGATGTTGATAATCTAGGTCAAGGCGTAATCAGCTATATCAGCGCTTAGTCTTGCGCTTTGCAGTCTTAGCAGAACGGATAAAGGCTTCCTTGGTTGGATAGCCTTTCTGTCCTGGCTCTTTGGGCGGTAAGCCCTTCTCTCTGCGTTTGTTGATGTTGTAGTACAAACCCTTCTTTATCGGCATTTCCATCTCCTTAACGATGCTTTAGCCCTAGTCGCTGGTCCTTTAGCCTTACGCACAACTCCAGACATACGGGCGCAGAATGATGCCTTACGACCTTTTTCAGACTTGGTACGGGGGTTAGGTGCTGGTGCTTGGAGATTGCTGCCTGTAGCTCGATTTAGCTTGGCTCGACCTTTAGCAGTCAAACCAGCGCCAGCCTTAACAGATAGCTTCTCTCCACGCCCAACAGACAGACTAGGATTCTTCTTAGCCATTAACGCTTCATCTTGCGACCAGAAGCCTTCTTCATGGCATCACGCTTCATGGCTGCATCGGAGTACATACGACCAGCAGCAGCTTCACGCTCACCACCTTCCATCTCCATTTGACGGGCAGACTTGTTGCGATCCTCAATGGGTTGCAATACTTTTTTGTTTTCCATTATCTAGTTCCTTTTCTCATTTGACGGGGTTTTGGTTTTCCAGCAGTTCTTAATGCAATGGCAATGGCTTGCTTTTGAGGGCGACCTTCCTTGACCATCTTACTAATATTAGCGGATACGGTCTTATCACTACTACCTTTTTTAAGCGGCATACGGGCGTGTTCCTTGTTTGTCAATGATGAGGGCTTGCTGTCTAGGCTTGTCCTCTGGGTTGTTAGGGATCGAGATATGTGTCCAACGGTCAAACTCCCGAATGATTTGATCGTAACCTAAGCCAGCAGCCATCACAGTTCTGACTACCTCATCTGGTGTCATGCCTGGCACACGAATATCGGCTGCACAGCCAATGCGGTGCTGACTAGTATCCTTGCTACCAACGGCATCATTGACTTCTTTGCACCGAAATGCGCTATTAATCATTACTGGCTTGCCACCAAGGACAGTCTTTACTTGCTCTAAGAACTTAGCAAGCCTGGCAAGATTGGCTAGCTCATCCGTGTTTGGCGTATTGTCAAACTGCCGATGATCGGTATGGGTTAACTCCTCAAGAGTAAAGTGCAGACTAAGCGGGGTTATCATTTTTCTTAGCTTTCATGTCCATAATCTTTTCTAGGGTGCGACCACCAAAGTACGCACTCATTATCAACATTCCCCATTGACCTAGTAAATTTACATACGATTCTTTAGCATCATAGCCAAATGCAGACATCATGGCAAACAAGAAATAACCAGCAAAAATAGCTACTAATGACATTGGTCTTATATTTTTAGACAGCCAGGAATCACTAGCAAGGTCAGCCTTCCAACGATCAGATATATTGTTCTGTTCGTTCATGTCAGCATTTAACTCAGCTAACCGACCTTCTTGTTGCATTTTTAATAGTTCAGCCTGAGCCTTAGCTTTGGCTTCTGGATCTGGAATGAATTTGTCTAGGACTTTCATCCCAACATCAACTAATGCGGTAAGTGGAAACATTATTTTCTCCCTACTTCAGTTTCGTTATCGCCTTTGCGAACCACTACCTTGTCACCTTCTACCGACACGGACATTGGATCACGGTCAGCCATCTTATCTAGGCGGGAAATCAGTTCTTTCATAATCTCAAACTCAGGTCTGTCTTGTTTGGGGGTAGCACCAGCAACACCGTTAAGCATCGAGATTAGGGCGGTTAAAGATGCACCAAGCAGTCCCATCACGGCAGCCATCTTGGATTCTTCAAGGACTATGGAAGCTCCTACGCCAATCACCACAATAAAGGTAATGTAAAAAAGACCTTGTTTGCCGATGTATTTACCAGCAACTTCTTTAGCGGTTTCATGTTCATTCATTTTTTACTCCCCCATACAATGAAATAAGCTATATATCCCGCAACCAAAAAACACCAGAACTGCACCCACCTTA